AATAAATAGAAATAAATAGAATTGAATGATGGAATGATGGAATGATGGAATGATGGAATGATGGAATAATTGAATGATGGAATAATTGAATGATTATTTCATTAACTGTTCATACAATACCCTCTATTGGAAATGGCCCGGGTAGTAAAAGACCATAATGTTTCATATAAAAATATGAAAAGAAATCCAAATCTCTTTCACGGTTGTCATTTTTTATTCTATAGTAAATGGCATCATTCAGAAATTTTGCTTCAGGAGTATCGTCGCTACTACAACAGAATCCACAATTCCGCTCATAAATAAATGTATGTTCAACTGAAACATTATTGAATTCAAGTATATATGTAATCAATACATCATCATATTCAATATGATTCATAACAGAGTTTATAATGTGCCTAGATGCATCCCGAGACATTGTGATAGAAATACCACCAAGGAATCCGGAAGAAAGATAACGATGGCCACATGCAAAGTTATGGTTTGGAATAGTTTTCAAGAATTCCAATGCTTTTGGTATATTCCAAAATGTAGATAAATTAGTCCGAATAACAAATGGATAGTCATAATGTTCATCAATATATTGTAAAGCTAGTTTTGACTTTTCATAGATTAATTCAAATTTTTCAATTCCATTACAGTAAAGAGTATCACCTAATTCCATTGTTGTCTGTGATTTTTCATATTGGACTCTATACTTTTCCATCATTTGATCATTTGGAAGCCATTCAATGAACAAAAGTTTTACATTTGGAAAAAGCTGAAAATAACTTCGTGTATAAGCCTTCATTTTGGCATATGCAGCCAAATTTGATGAAGAAATTACAAGGAATATACAATCATAGTGCTGCATTTACTAAATATTTATATTAAATATGTGATGATTTTGACACACGACGATAACAAATCACTAATAATTCAAATGATTAATGTATCTATCTTATTGGTATGCACAATGCACATATATTTCTATTTCTATTTCTATTTCTATTTCTATTTCTATTTTTATTTCTATTTTTATTTCTATCGCTATATATTTCAATAAAGTCTAATTGAAATGTATAAATGGTATCATGTTACAGGAAAACAAGGGGTAAACATGGCCTTTGTTCAGAAAACCATACACGACGTCGTCGTCGTCAACGGTTGCGGCAGCCGCGGCAACGACGTAGTAGTACCAAGTTTCATAGAGGAGGAGGCGCTAATAAATCTTCACAATATCAAATGGTTTGGAGAGCTATTCCTATAAATACACCATCATCATCAAATATTAAAATGACAACCCCTATCCCTTTTCTAGAACGTATACCCGTAAATAGGACAGATCCTTTTGATTTATTGGGAAGTATGATATTACCAAATGTTGAAGAAATTGATCATGTATTTGATATCAAATCTGCATCACATGTTGTTTATCCATATTATGAACCATGTAAAAATTACACTTTTCCTTTACAAAAAGTACCGATTGTAAATGCGGAATTGGTTAGTCAAGCCATTTGACTCTTAATTCTAAATGAAAAAAAACGGTATTGGTACTACAATTCAATTCAAGTAGATGATGGAAGAGAACTTAGACATAACCGAATTTCACCAAGACTACTTGCTGCATATTGTACAATCAATGGAAGATTATTTGCCAAATATAATTCCAAATGTGAACATAATGGAGTACATTTAATAAAATGAGATAGACTTTTCAATGAAAATTCACCTTGAATTACAACATGTGGGTCACTAGGTTTAGTCGTAAATTCCATATTTCCATCTGACTCTGAGCGATAAATTTTACATTGGGCAAATGGACCTTCACAATAAAAAATTAAATCATTTCCAACGGATTTAATCTCTATTCGGTCTGAAATACCATTCATATCACGAATGATTTTTTGAAAATCAGCAGTTGGCATATTTATAACAGATGAATAAGTGACATTTGGAACTTCTAAATCTTCCATATCGGGTTCTATTAATCTAAGTTTTTGTGTTGAACATTGCCGAATATCTCCATTATCATATTGAAATCCTAAATGTGATACAATACCATCTTCATAATCTTTATTTTCAATATAAATTGTCAATGTATCATCATTAGACATTGCTGATATTACTTTGAATAAATGAACTGTATTTGCACATACAATAATTTTATCAGGTTTACACATGAAATGTTCAAATTTATCTGCATGTAGGACAACATTTACTAATATTGTTTGTGATTTGTCAAAATTAATAATTCTCATTCCATCCTTTGTAAATGTCAATGTTGCATCAATTAACACATCTTTTAATGATAATATGATATTTCGTATCGGTTGGATTTGTACAGATCGGATGATTAATTGGCAATTATCCGCGTTCATTTCGTTGATTGGTTATGAATACAGAAATAGGGTATGCACGTTTTATACCGTTCCATTTGTATTCAATATGATTTCCAAATATTTCAAATATTTCAAAAATTGCAAAAATTTCCAACATCTTGAGAATTTAACATTGTGAACGTATATTTGTAACTCCATCCCAACTAATTGAATTAGAATTCGCCCAGTTCTGTTTTAGACATAATCCTTTTGTTCCAGTCCATACTGGGTCTGTAAAATCTACCGTGTGTGCCATAGAATTATAATTCAAGTTGACAGCTACTCCAGCAGGTGCAGGATTAGTATATGTTGAAATTTTGCTTCCCGACCCCTGCACGCTACTCGGCATTTGACATCCATATGCAAATGGTGTAATGATACCAGATAAACCACCCGATGAATCTGGTTTCTGAACTATTCCCCAATTATCAGGGCATGTTGCAGAATTGCTTGCTATATTTCCATTAACAGATGACTGAAGAGTAAGTCCAACGCATATTAGTAAAACGATTAAAAGTATAGCGGCACCTGCGCCAATTACAACGTAGAACATGTCCATTTTATCTGTAAATATAAAGTATATACATATAAAGTATACTGTCAACTCTCTACTAATGTCTAATTTTCCCTATGCTAATTTTAATAACGTGGATAAAATAAATATGGCACCTGTACAATCTAATGGTCGGATTTCATTAATGGAACAACCACCAAAAGAAATACAATTTGCAATGTTTGAAAGAGTTGCTAAACAAAATCGCGCTATAGATTATCGCGCACCTGCAAATAATAATGGATTAGAAGATAATCTTTTATCATATGCTTTTTTTTCAGGAGGTAACATTCAAATATTGCAAAATGGTTTACGTGCTGGAGTTTATAACCTTTCCGAACAAAATTTCTCTATTCCTCCTCAAAATTCGGATCAATTAGTTATTATTATGCGTACTATGTATTATCAATATGCAAAATTTAATCAGGACCCAATTAGTCAACAAGTTGCAGCTCTAAATAATAGAGTATTGGAATATGTTGTACCATTTCTATATAATGAAGCTGTTGCATATTATAAATATATTCGTGATCAAAGTACTCTTGTCATTCCTCTAGAACGAGCAGCAGGAGTAGACAGAGATTTTAAAGAACTTGATATGCGAAGTGAAATAGGATTTTCAAAAGATTTATAGATATTTATAGAATATTTGTGATATTTGTGATATTTGAAAAAAATTATAGACAAAAGAAAAAAACTCAAAAACTCAAAAACTCAAAATCTCAAAAATATATGAATATACTTTATAGAAAATGGCTCCGCGTTGTCCAAACGGAACACGACGAAATAAAAAAACTGGATTATGTGAAAAAACGCCTGGTAGTAAAGCCCGATCATCACCTCCACCTCCCGCAGCTCCTCCCCCCCCTCCTCCCGCCGCCGCTGCCGCCGATTCTCCTCCAGCCGCCGCAGCAGCCGATTCTCCTCCACATAAAGGCCGTTGTCCAACTGGAACTTTTAGGAATAAAAAAACTGGACGATGTGAACCCAAAGTCAAAAAGGGACCTCACGCTGAACCTCCTCTAAGTGACGCAGAACTTATCCGTCGTATTAGAGCGGGAACTGCAAATAAATCCAAGTTGAATGGTATTTCATTTTTACATGAGGATTTTGACGAAGTCAATTTATCCAGAGCAAAAATGACTCAATCAAATATGCGTGATGTTGGATTTCAATCTTCCCAATTAGATTCAGTACTTTTTGATAACAGCAAGTTTTCTGATGTAGAACTGGCAAATACTAATATTGCTAATACAAAATTTCACAATTGTGAACTAAAAGATGTAATGCTAGTAAAATGTCAATTGAAAGGTTCATCATTTAAAAATTCTAATCTTGTAGACTGTGAATTTGACAATATTATAAATCTCAGTCATAGTACATTTAAAGGTGCAACTTTTAAAAATGTAGTGTTTCGCGATACAATTCCTTCATTGGATGCTCAACAACGTGCGAATGCATCGTTCATTTATAAAAATGCACCAAGAGGACGACAAGCACCCCCTCCACCATCTCAAGGACCGCGCCAAGCATCGCCAGTTAATGGGAACCCAGGTGATGTTGTTTGGACAGAGACAAAAGCACGAGGCCCAATTGGATGCCCGTCTCGTGGATTGAAACCTGCTAGAGATTGTGCGAAATATAAGAAACAGAGTTTAGTTTTTCATCCTGATAAAAATACTTCATGTCCTGAAGATTCGTCGGCCAAATTAAAGCTTTTAAATCAATGGTGTAGATAGATAGCACTAGATAGGTGGAATTTATTATTGTTGTCTATTAAATATATAAACCAGCAAACAAAGTAACAAATGCTATCAAATAATAATTGTAGAATTCAAACGTTTACTGGTACTGATACTTTAAGAATGATGAATTGTACTAGTGCATCCTATGCACTTTTAAAAACTAGTGGAAATGACCCAAGAATTTCACAAAAAATGCTCTATGCAATGCAAGTCCGAACTTTAGGATATGTTCCAGCGCGTCCAATACCAATACCACTATCATCAACATCATCAATATCATCAACGACAAATTTGGTTGCCCAATTACCATTACCATCATGAAAAAAAATATATCCGCAAAATGTATCATGAAACGCTTCACTCGTTCAGCACACGACCGTAAATTTCATATTCACGGCAAGACTTTTCAGAATTTAACAGGTTCACGAAAACAGGTGTATCATCATGGTACTGCGTATAAAACGACTGGTGGATTGACCAAGGATTTACTTTTCTTTAATAATAAAACTAATAGAATTGTATCCAAGAAGAAGCATTTTTCTGCAAAAAAGGAAAAACGATTACTTCGTCATGGATACGGAACCCAAAAAGGTAAATTTGGTGCAGTACGAATCGGTAAAATCGGTAAACGCAAAATGCGCGGTGGAAGTGGATATTTTGCCGATGATTTATTCAAATCACAAGCGGCTAGTGTAGCTAGTGTAGATAAAATCTAAATTACTAAATAAATAATGGATAATGAATAATGGATAATGGATAATGGATAATGGATAATGGATAGATACAGAGATGGAAATGAAAAAATTGAATTAAATAATAAATAAGATAAAGTTTATTTATTATTTATTGTATCCAAATCAAATCACAAATCAAATCACAAATCAAATCACAAATCAAATCACAAATCAAATCACAAATCAAATCACAAATCAAATCACAAATCAAATCGCAAATCAAATCACAAATCAAATCAAAGTATGGCATCGTTAAACTCCAAATCAAAATCCGAAATATCAACAAAATATCAAAAACTGACCGATATTGAACATGTATTACGCGCCCCCCATATGTATTGTGGTGGGATTGAAGCCACATCAATGACTACATGGGTATGGGATGATGTAACATCTACAATTGTTCAAAAAGAAATTGTTGGAAATTTAGGGTTATCAAAGATATTTGACGAGATTGTTACAAATGCAGTAGACCATGTAGTACGTTGCGCAGAAGCAGTCGTCACTGCATCAAAAACTGGTGGTACAGTAGCAACATCTGAAATTCCAGTAACTCAAATTACAGTTTCATTTTCACCACCACCAGAATCAAAAATCACTGTTTGGAATAATGGTACTGGAATACCAATTGTAAAACATCCAGAACATGATATTTGGATTCCAGAAATGATTTTTGGACATTTAAGAACTGGAACTAATTATGACAAGGAAAAAAACCCTTCCACAGTTGCTGGTGTTAATGGACTTGGTGCGAAATTAACACTTGTATTTAGTACTTATGCCAAGATTGAAACGATTGATCATGTTCGTGGTCTTAAATATACTCAAATATTCAGAAACAATTTATCTATTATTGAACCACCAAAAATTACAAAATGTGCAACGACGAAACCATATACATCTATAGAATTCATTCCTGATTATGTCCGATTTGGATTTGGAACCGTCACTGACCGTATCGGATTGACACCTGACATGTCGGCTGTATTCCGCCGCCGTGTCTATGATATATGTGCGCTCACTCCGAAAACTGTCAAAGTATCCATGGATAATGTTCAATTATCAATAAAAGCATTCAAACAATATTTGGATTTATATTTGGATAAATCTGAGCGTCGGGTACATGAAGAATCGGGTGAACGATGGGAATATGCAGTTGCTTTATCCAAAGATAATGAATTTTCTCATGTTTCATTTGTAAATGGGATTTTTGTGCAACGAGGTGGAAGACATGTTGATTATATTATTGGTCAAATCACACGCAAAATAATAGCTTTTATTGAAAAAAAGAAAAAAATCACCGTTACTACAAATGCAATCAAGGAACAATTAGTACTCTTTCTACGTTGTGATATTGAAAATTCTACATTTGATAGCCAAAGTAAAGATTTAATGACTCTTCAAAGTTCCAAGTTTGGTAGTACATGCACAGTTACTGATGCTTTTTGTGAAAAAGTTGCTAAAATGGGTGTTATGGAACGTGCATGTGCATTGACTCAACTTCGTGAAAATCGTGTTGCTGCAAAAAAAACAGATGGAGTGAAATCTAAAACTGTTCGTGGTATTGCAAATTTTATTGATGCAAATAATGCTGGTGGGGATAAATCAATAGAATGTATATTAATTTTATGTGAAGGATTATCGGCCCAATCTGGTATTATTTCAGGTCTTTCTAGTGATGACAGGAATACAATAGGAGTTTATCCATTAAAAGGAAAATTACTCAATGTTCGTGGTGAAACTCCAAAAAGAATATCTGAAAATAAAGAGATTACAGATTTGAAACGAATTTTAGGATTAGAAAATGGTAAACAATATACACAATTGGATATATCAAAAAAACTCCGATATGGAAAGGTTATGTTATTATGTGATCAAGATTTAGATGGTTCACATATAAAGGCATTATGTGTGAATCTCTTTCATTCTGAATGGAATTCATTGGTAAAAACAAATGGGTTCATTTCTTATATGAACACTCCAATATTAAGAGCAACTTACGGGAAACAGATAATCCCATTCTATTCTCAAAAACAGTATGAAGATTGGAAAGGTGTCACCGTTCATTCTGATAAATATACGATAAAATATTTCAAAGGATTAGGGACAAGTACCGCAACTGAATTTAAAGAATACTTTGCGAATAAAAAAATGGTTAATTTTCAATACACTACAACAACAGATGATAGAATTGATGGCATTTTTAACAAAAAACGGGCAGATGAAAGAAAGACTTGGTTAGAATCTTATGATAAAAATGGACAATTAAATACTGATTCTACAATGGTAACATATGACGAATTTATTGACAAAGAATTGGTACATTTCTCCGTTTATGATTGTGAACGAAGTATTCCAAATTTAATGGATGGTTTAAAGATTTCATTGCGAAAGATTCTATTCTCGGCATTTAAACGAAAATTAACAAAAGAAGTCAAAGTCGCTGTGTTTTCAGGTTATGTTAGTGAACATAGCGGGTATAGGCATGGCGAAGCATCTCTGAATGGTGCTATTGTGAATATGGCACAAAATTATGTGGGGAGTAACAATATCAACCTTTTAGTACCAAAAGGACAATTTGGTTCTCGTTTAAATAATGGTTCAGATTCAGCCTCTGAAAGATATATATACACTCATTTATCTCCAATAACCAGATTTATATTTCCAGAGATGGATGATGCAGTTTTGAATTATTTAGATGATGATGGTTCGTCAGTAGAACCTGATTATTATTTGCCAATTATTCCATTCGTCTTGGTAAATTCAATTGCTGGGATAGGAACTGGATTTAGTACAAATATTCCATCATACAATCCAATTGATTTAGTCAAATATCTTCGTGGAAAATTACTTGGGGAGGACGGGGTTGCGAGCAATGCATTTATTCCATATTACGAGGGATTTTTAGGTTCAGTGACACCCATAGGCGACCAAAAATTTCTTATCAAAGGTAAATATCGCATTACAGGTCCAGATAAACTTTGTATCACTGAACTAGTCATTGGGACAGGTATAATGTCATATATTAGCTTTTTAGACGAATTGGTTGACCCATCATCATCATCAGTTGACAAAAATGGCAAGAAAACGGCACCACCATCATTCATTAAAGATTTTACAAATATATCAACTGAATCAATTGTTTCTATTGAAGTGGTTTTCCTAAAAGGAAAATTGGCTGAATTGGAAGCATTGGTAACTAGTGATAATATCAATGGAATTGAAAAGTTATTGAAACTTACTACGACTATAAGCACGACAAATATGCATGCATTTACATCTGAACTCAAACTCAAAAAGTATTCATCTGTGACTGATATTATTGATGATTATTTCATTGTCAGATTAGCTGGATACGAAAAACGCAAAATTATTATTCTCAATGATATGGAAGCAAAATTGGTAAGAATGACAAACAAGGCAAGATATATTCAATGCATTTTAAATGATGAAATTGATTTGCGAAGAAAAACGGGGCAAGAAATCATTCAATTGCTTACAAAAATGGCATTTATTCCATTATCTAGTGGTACTACTATTGAAGAATCAATTGAAACGTCAAATTTCAAATATTTAACAAAAATGCCAATGGATAATGTGACTACCGAAAATATAGAAAACATTTTGAATGAAAAAAATCAAATGGAATTGGATTACAAAACACTTCAATCTAAAAGTGAAAAATCCATGTGGTTGGATGAATTGGATACATTTGAAAAGAAGTATCAAGAATATTTAATTCAACGGTCGCCTCCTCCTGAGACCAAAATCAAATCTACCAAACCACCACCAATGAAACTCGTCATGAAACGCAAGTTTGAAGAAACATAAAGTTGAATTGAGTTGATTGGATTAGTCGTTTCGTCTAGACTGTTGTCCACCCCGTACCCATCCATTCATTGCCGACTCTTCAACCATAAATGCTGGATTGGTTACTTTATTCTTTAGAGCATCCAACATTGGATAATTTGTATAATCTACATATTCATTTTCACTTACAGTATTGACACTTTTTTTTGGCATGAACCCATCTCCTTGCATTAATCTAGTTTCAATATCAGGATCACATGAACCACGTCCCATATAAGGAACTGTTGCAAAAAGCCGTTCTGATAATTGTGAAACTTCACTTGGTTGAGATGATAGATGTAAGATGCTATCCAAATCAATTTGATTTGAACCTACACTACTTCCACCATTTGAACCATTAAAAAATACATTTGGTTGATTTAGGGAAAATGAGAATGCTTTTGAATCATTATCGCGGAAATAATTGGATAGTGCATAATTTGCATATTCAGTATTTTGCAAAGTTTGTTGTGAGAAATCAGTAGTGTCGTTTCCAATCCGACCCATATTATAAAAAGAATAATCATTCACTGTTGTTGAAAATATAGACATTTTTTACCTGGATAAACTAATAATATAATATACAGATAAAACAAATAAAATAACGTTGAATTTTACTTGTTTTCTTTTTCATTTTTTTCTGGATTTTTTTGTTCTATTCTCGTTTAATTCAAATATCGGTACCATATGGTTTAATATTGATTGGTATCTCATGACCCTTCCCCGTATCTGGGAAGATTCCTTGCACATGCAAATTTATTTCCTTCCTTGCATGATATCATACTACCAAAACAAAACTCGGCAAAAGCTTGTTGATCGTTTGGTATCTGAGTATTTGCAGTTGCGTTGAAACATCTCATACTTTGCTCAAATTCAAACTTGTCCCCTAAATCGGTAAAGATTTTGTCGGCAATATCTGGTTGCGTATAATTTATTTGAGATACCGCGGTTTTGACATTTTCATTAATAATCGCCATTTCTTGTTCAGTAGAACATGACATTGCTGGATTGCGCCCTGGATTATCAATATAATCGGTACCCAAGACATTTCCAAATGGATTTTGGGGAGTAGATTCTTGATATAACTCGGCACCGGTAAAAGGCATGACTGCTCTCGCTATATCAGAATATCCTTCATTTGTTCGTTTTTCCCACTTGTACATGAAAAAGATACTAAATAATAGAATTACACAAATAAGCAACAACATTGTGTTTTGTGAACAAATATATCCAACAAGAGTCAAACACAATACAGTACGTGTAACCGAATTCATCTTTTCTTCTAGACACATTTCCTCGGTTGGGAAAAATGCAGGTTCAGTAAAAAGGATATTTGGGTCGGAAACCCAGAATATGTCCTTTTTTTTTCCGACTTTAATATTATTGACTTCGTTCATATACAGTTCTCTACTATCTTTTTTATTCCACGTATTCCATGTATTATACTTGATTGATATGGTAAAACAACGATAAATAAATAAACACAATGAACCAATGAAGCAAAATCTCAAAAAAAGCCGCGTAATTTGCTCGCTCGGTAAAAACAGATAAATACTTTATCCATTAATCATAGATGTGTGTCAATAAAAATAATGCAAAATATGAATTAAATCAATTATACATTAAATATTTGGAAAGAGAAACAATGGTTAATCAAATTAAAAACTTTTTCACGGAATTTGACCAAAATAAAAGAGATGTATCTTTCAAAAAAGGAATCTATATATATGGACCATCAGGTAGTGGGAAAACTGAACTTATTCTACACATTTTAAAAGAAATGAATTATAATGTAGTGAAATATGATACAGGCGATGTTCGTAACAAAACATTGATTGATACAATTACAAAAAATAACATGTCAGATAAAAGTGTAGTTTCAATGATGAATGGTGGTGTCAAAAAATTGGCTATATTAATGGATGAAATTGATGGTATGAATAATGGTGATAAAGGTGGAATTAATTCATTGATTAAATTAATACGACCAAAAAAGACAAAGAAACAAAAAACGGAAGATGTTACCATGAACCCAATTGTTTGTATTGGAAATTATCATTCGGACAAGAAAATAAGAGAACTTATGAAAGTATGTGTAACATTTGAATGTAAAAGACCAACAGATGAACAAATACAACGATTATTATTACATATTGCCAATACCAAATTCATATCATCTATATCATCATCATCAGTAACAAGTCATATTCCATATTTGATTCAAATGGTGCCTTTTATTCATGGTGATTTACGTAAAATGAATATGTATTATGAAATGTATAATCATAATCCAGCAATTTTTGAAAAATCTTGTTCTTCGTTATTACAAAATACAGCATTTATAGATAATGTTAAATCAATTACTGGCCAATTATTTACACGTCATGTATCCATTGACCAGCATAATATTTTTATGAATGATACTGACCGTACGATTGTTGCTTTATTATGGCATGAAAACGTTGCCGATGTTATTTATAAACAACCTTTATGGGAAAAATTAAAATGGTATTCTTCGGTTCTAAAAAATATTTGTTTTTCAGATTATATGGACCGTATTACTTTTCAAAATCAAATTTGGCAATTTAATGAGATGACTAGTCTACTAAAGACGTTTTATAATAATAAAATGTGTCACGATACATTTCCTGGAATTCATGCTCCTCCTGAAATTAGATTTACTAAAGTTCTTACTAAATACTCTACCGAATATAATAATACGACTTTTATTTATACACTTTGTCAAAAATTACATTTGGATCAAAAGGATTTGAATCTATTTTTTAATATTTTACGAGATATTCATGGTGATGCAATATGTAATGATGGTGATGTATTAGCAAATGTAACAAAAACATTGGAAGTATACGGAATGAGTAAAATTTATATTAAAAGAATGTATAGATTCTTGGATGTTGCGGCACGAAAAGATGCATCTATAGATGAAGAATATATGGAAACATTTGATATGAATGATACAGATGACGATACTCCATATGCAAATATGACAGGTTCAGAATAGTTTTATGGATTTCAAATATTTACAAAAAATTGATTTGTTTTTTTCATCGCTGAATGGATGAAACAAACAAACAAGCAAACCCAACACAAATCAATACAATTACTACATCAATCAAATCAATATTTGTAAAAATGGAATTCTACAATGTTAATGCGATCAATGCGACCAATGTGACCAATGTGCGCAATGCTCCATGCAACTGCCCTCTATGTAAATATCAGGGACAACAAGATGTGGATTTTCAGCAACCCCAACACCAAGATTTTCAGCACGAACCAGATTTTGGATACGAATCTGATAATGATGATGATGATTCTGGAAATCATATTGGAATTGATATTAGACCTGACCATGAAATTGAACCTCAATGTCAACTTGAACTTGAATTGGCAATGGTGATTGTAGATATTTGTGCTTATTGTAGAGACACTTTAAGAGATAGATATCTTATGTACGCAATTTGGAAATGGTGGATGCAACAAGATGTTGGATACATGACATATGAAATTGCAATAATGCATCTGCTGATATTCTTGTACGACCATACTACATCGGCCGTGTATGACTATGCCCGTAATAAACTATTGTAAAAATTAGATTGACGATGTTATGATGATTATTGTTATTATTATTATTATTGTTGGTGTGACACTGCGTGATTTGTAATTTGTAATTGTAAAACTAAAACAAATGTGAAAAAAAAACGACTCGTAATAGAGTCTTTTTTTGTCGGTACGGTGCATAACGGAATTATTATTTTCCATTCATTTTATTATTGGTGTTGATTGTAGTAGAAATCAATAACAATATTTCGGAGTATGGCAACTTTACTTTTACGCTGCCGCATTTTGTCAACTTTGTATTGATGTTGTGATTTCTTAAACAATTTATTAATCATTGGAATTACTTCATTATTGAACTTGTCGCGAAATGTGCCATCAAATGTATATATTTCGGATAGAATTTCTTGAGGGAGAAGCTTGAAAAGATGAAACAGATTGAGGTTTGTAGTTTTATTTTCAATTTGCATATGTAGTGGGCGTATAGGTGGATGGGTTATTGAATTAATTATGTAGCGTTAATTAGATTCAATTTTTTTACTAACCAACCAATAATTGACATAAAAACGTTGTAATAGTTGATAATATAAGGAAATGAATCTGGATGGTAGTAATCTTGCAATTGCCGACGCTTTAATTATCATTCGTAATCAACAACAAACAATTGAAGAATTGGTAAAGAATAATCATGGATTATATGCAATGTTACAAGAAAGAGAACAAACCGGCGGCACTCCATGTGCGGCAAAAGGATTCAAAATTGCAAATCCATCTGTAGCTCCAGCGCCTCTCATACCAGTAAGTCCTGCTGCACCTGCGCCTACACCTCCTTCCTCGTCGGGGAAGAATATGACACTAAAGGAATATTTGGAATGGAAAAAGCTTGGTAATGCAGCGGCTGACCCTACGATTTCTACTCCCATTATTCCCATTACGCCCATCGCTCCTATTGCTCCTATTGCTCCTATTGCTCCCATTACGCCCATCGCTCCTATTTCGCCCATTACGCCCATTACTCCCACTTCAAGTGGAAGCAAATCAAAGTCCAAGTCTGACCCCGAAGTCATGGTACAAGTATAAAGATTGGGGGTGTATAGAATGTATAAAAGTTTAATCTATCAGTCTATACATCAATCAATTAGTCAAGTTTACAAGTTCAAAAAGTCAAAAGTTCATGTCTTATGATGATTATTACACGGCTATCCAAATAGAAGTAGAACCAGAGATGGTAGCACCTGTTCATACAAACGAACAAGCTAAACCAAATCGTCGTAATAAGAAATATTTGACACCCGCCTCTAATCGGTTCAATTCCAGAAATAAAAAAGGATTGGAAGTGACACCTGTCATGATGTATTTTCCAAGTAACATTAGAGGCCGTAATATCGTCTCTGGAAGTACTGGAATTCCTACCGATCATATTGTGGGGACATTAGATGAAGACTTGTATTTTAAAGTGGTATTTCCGGCCAATACTTTGGCACAAGAACGCGTCACATTATTTTATGCAAATCCGCGAGAATATTGTCAACATTTTGTATCAGTACTTGATAAATCCCGTAAAATGAGAATCATGGGACTTGATGCAAGTTCCATTGCAGATGAACGTTTATTGATTCAATATAAAACGGACAAAATTATGCACGAAATTCAACCAGCAGTTGATGTATGGAACTCGCGAAGTCGTCCCGAATAAAGTTTTGATTATTATTCCGATATGTACATTTTGTATATGTTACGGGATTTTTCCTGGATAAATAATAAGAGTTTGCAAATTAGAATATTACAATTTGCAAATTCATAAATAAGTTAATTAATTAACTACGCAAAAGTCAAAATACCACCACCCAGAACAAATTGTCATTTGTTCTGCTTTGGTGGTCATTGGGGTTGAGGAGATAGATGTAATTTATATTTGTATATCAATTTTTGTGAGATTAAATTACTGTATGATTTATTATGATAACAAACGTCACCTATTTGAAAAAATATAGCATTGCGCTGCTATTAGAAATAATTACAAATATTTATTTTTTACAAACAACTTAATTTACTTCCAATCATGCGATAAATAAATCCATTATACGCCAGTCCAGATGCAATTGCCTTTGCCAATGTTTTTTCACCAATATCGGGACATTTTTTCTGACAATCATATCTATGTAAATATTCATTCGTCATTTCATCCGGATTTGTTGCATTAAATTGTCCAACTCCATTTTCATACAATATTAATTCACGACCATTCAATTGTTGTTGTTGTTCTTCTTCAAAAGCCGCCCGCAAATCATCTGAACACCCATCATAAAGCATATAATAATATCCATTTGAAATGTTGCCAGTTTTTACAGGCCAATCTAATGCAGCATGAGATTCATAGCCATTTAATCTTGCTGCCGTTTTACGATTGAAATAAACATTCAGTATTGCGGTTTTATCACCATTCAATTTCGCCACATATCCCAATGCTTGTGTTTTGGTAACTTTGGTCGGTTGAACATGTGTCGTGGACTGGGGGTCTTGATCGCGGGCAATCAATGACCAACGATGACCTTGATAAACTGTATTATTATCCACCGCTTTTTGGATTGTGGGGCGTTTTAATGATTGATTGGATTCTATCAATGCTTCATTTATTGTTTCATATACTTTGATAATCTGAAGAGTTTCAGGATTTAATTTTTGGAGACGGGGACCAATTGTTTTATTTTCTACACCAAATCCCGTTGTTATTTTTGGTAACGGAGTTGATGCTTTCGCTAATTTATCTTTTAATTCTTGGTTCTCTTTTTGTAAAATATCAATTGTGTTGTTCAATGAGCATTGATTCAATATTAATATACGTTTCTCTTCATTTGCTTGCTGTAATGCTATATTTGTTGCGTCGGGAATATTGCCACTTTTTAATCTGGTATTTTCTTCTGTCAATCTATCAATTTCAACTTGCATCATGTTAAAGTTTTCGTTGTATTGTTTTATATTAGAATTGACAATTTTTATTAGTTGATTATACGACAAGTTCTTACCAATCAAAAATAATTCATTTTCTTTTTCATGTCCGGCTAAATTAGTAACCTTTTCGGGGCGGATTTTTTCATGATGATGTAAGAAGCGCTCAAAATCATTACTTTTCTTTACCCAAAAACAATCTAATAGCAGTGCTTCTTCATATTTCTTTTTATGTTCATTATAACGATTTTCAATTCCTATTCTACTTTCGCCAATTTTAATAATGTATGTCCCATCTTCAAACGATTTGACTTTCATTACATATACCAACGGGTCACCTGTATTGAACTTACTCAGAAGAACGTTGTGATTTTCTCTTGCGGATATTAAAGGAAGTTCGGCCGCGTGTTTTTGTATTTCTTGATGTGCTTGGTCCAACTCTTGTTTAGATTCATCAAGTTCTTTTCGTAGTTTATATTCACCAGTTAAACGAATTTCTTCTATTATTTCGGCCGCCCAGTTTTGGAATATTAGTGCAATCGGTTTTCTAGACCTCATTAGGACTTTGTACAACCCTTTGGACGTGAGAAAAGTGGTTTGTTGGGTTCTACCAAGAATATCAACGGTAGCTATTTCAGTTCTATCAGTATTATCATAACTTTGTATGGATGTTCTTATATTTCCCATTTCTAATACTTCCCCTATATCACTTGCGCGAAAAAGCGGTTTATCAAATGTTCCTTTGATAACAATATTTGCGTGTAAATTGTTTGCGTTGAATGCTTTTATTATTTCCATTGTGGTGTAATATACTATATTACACCACACCTTTATATTGTTTTGATGACGTACATACAATGGACGTCATATTTATTTCCAAACTCGTAAAACTTTATAAAGATATTGAATAACTGTTAAAGCCTTCCGCTTTTGCAACCGCAAAGGCGGAACTTTATATAATGTCAATATCAAATCGGTAAAACTACTTACTTAAACTGCTGCTTCAATCGCAGTAGCGAAGTTTTATTGCCAAACCCGTAAAATTTCTCACTTAATCTCGCAATTTTTTATATTTCAAATCAAATGAAAAAAATTGATTCAGAAATAAACTATTCAATATACCATCATCATCATAAATCAACCTATCAATCATGCCGAATAAATGTGCAACCAAAGACCGAAATGGTAATCCTTGCCGCGCGTATGCCATCATCATTGGCGGTGATGACAACGAATCGCGGTTTTGTAAAAATCATTTATATATGAATGATTATACCGAAGAAATGTTGGCAGCGACAAAACTTTGCGGTGGATGTAAAAAAATGTATTTTATTGCAGATGATGGGAAAACGTGTGATAAGTGTCGGTCACGTGGTGGTGAAAATCGGGATATTAAACATGCAGTTGTCGTAATATGTACCCATAAAGATTGTCCCTATCAAATTTTTGAAACTACTGAATTTTGCAAAAGACATCAACCAAAATCATATATTGAAGAAACTTTGGCTGCTGGATTAAAACTTTGTGTGAATCATATCCGTGGATGTCGCGCGCAATTAGAACCTTCTTATGCATTTACTAAATGCAAAGATTGTCTACAGAAAGACCGCGAAATTGATAATGCAAAGAGAGAATCAGCAACACAAGTGCGCCAATTTTGTGGAAATGGAGATGGACTGGTAACTATGGTATGTACCGTATGTGTACAAGACAAACCAACCGAAGACTTTCATGGTATGTATGGAATTACAAAAACTTGTAAAGCTTGTCGCGATGACAATAAGATTCAGGATGCGCGCCGAGATAGAGAACACCGATTAGAATTAGGAAGAATTGGCGAGAAAAAACGAGAATGCTTATTTAATCGCTGTCTGAAATCCGCACAAAAAAGAAAGATTGCATTTTATCTCTCATTTGATGAATTTTGTGCTATTATAGAAAAACCTTGTGCATACTGTGGTATTATAGATGAGTCTATACCAAACGGTGTAGATAGAAAGAATTCGGATATGGCATATTCAGTTGATAATTGTGTTAGCGCATGTCAAATATGCAACTATATGAAAGGTTCTCTTTCAGTGTCGGTGTTTTATAAAAGAATTGTTCATATTCTTTCATATCATCGCAAAATTAAAAACCCATTATATTTCCCAGAAATTTTCCCTGACCATTTTGCAACTCCATACATCAAATATGCAAATAAAGCGACAATCAAAGAAATGCCATTTGAACTTACTCTTGAAGATTATGAAAATATGATTTGTATGGATTGTTACATTTGTGGAAAAAAAAGCGGAGATTTTCATACCAATGGAATAGACCGATTTGTCAATGACCTTGGTTATGTAACTGGGAATATGCGGTCTTGTTGTTTTGAATGCAATATTATGAAACAAGAATATAGTTTTGACGACATTATTGATAAAATGCAACGCACATACGACGTTTGCAGTCTAGTCCAAATAATAGAGAATTTGTCATCCGACGGAGAAAATACTAAAATTATGAGCAGAGCTGGAAATAAAAAAACAGGTTGATGTTTTTGGGAATTTCCAGTTTTCCCATACATGTATCAAAGTACATCGTAGTAATCTTGCATTTGTATATGTTTAAATTCTCACAAAAAGTGCCTTCGCGGAATTGCGAGAGCAAGTCGTATAATAGTTGTCGGACCAAATACCAAATTTTTGTTATCATACATTAATACAATGAATAATAACAAAACTTAATGCCTAATGCTTGCTGCTACGTGCAGGAGCGGAATATATTATTCTTGTTTTTTTGTATTGGTGTTTGGAGTTTTTTACGTGGTCATAAAGTGTAATACAACGATGTTTAATTGGAATAGGCGCTTTTATACCCAAGCTTTCACTTGGGAATGGACTGTATCTCAAATTCGTTCCGGTTGCTTAGACCTTCATTACGAACCGACTACCGTTCAGTCTCTGACGGCAAACCATAGACTAGCATAACGTCCTTAGGTTTTTACCATGCGGATCGCCCAATCCTTTGGATTATTACGTTACCGGAGTTCTATTCTCCGCCATAAGTAGATTTCTCATACTTACTTCGTACCAAAGGCTCTAAGGGGATTCCCGAACAACAAGTAGTCTTGCAGATTCTTTCTCCATGAAAGAACCCACTAACAACTGACCATAAAAACAGGGGTCAAACCGAAATTATCCACAAACAGGGCCTGTTTGTTTGTGGCGTGTTGTTTTTCTGTACCAGCTGAGTTTTTTCCAAGTTTCTCATATACAATAAAAAATCTTGTATATGAGAAACTTGGCGAAACTCAGCGAAATACCGGCCATACCAGACATGCATCGTAAAACATTATAAGACCAAGCATAAACTCTTACCTTGGCGGTTGCGGTTCCTCCAACAGTGTTGGCGGATAGTACCAATTGCAGTACGGCGTTGTCAATTCGGGAGAAGTTACATGTCCCACTTGGTTGATGTTCTTCGGGCCTAATTGCAAAACTGTAAACATTGATACCAGTATCGGGTGAACGAGTGTGATGTTGAAAAGGTTGTACTTGGTCAAAGTAGGTACCTTCACGTTCAGAGAAACGGTCTTGACCGTTGAGCTGCAATTTGGCAGTGACAACGGGATTTTCACCCCAACAGTGCATATCCAAAGCGGTTTCAGCAAGTACAAAAGTACCAGCATCTGAAACATATGAACCAAGACCAGGGCCGGTTTTGTATGCAGGGTCATCAAAAGGTGACATTTCATTTCCATTGGAATTTCTCCACAATTGACTAGAAAGATCACCAGGAGAGTTATTAGCAGCACCAGCCATTTCAAATAGACCAGATGCATTAATCATACCATTTCCACCAATAGCGTCAACAGCACCCTGAGAACCAAATGCATGAATAGCATTGGGAAGAGCATCAATAGCATCGGTATAATTAAAAGGTTGAGCGCCAAGAGCTGAGAATAATACATTTCCTCCTTCCAAAGATGAACAGTAATCAACATTGGCATCAGGTTGAACAACCCAAATTAACTCTTTCGTAGGATGATTGAAATTGAGCTTTATTTTGTTACTACTGCTACCGACGCTTTCATCGCCTGTAAATTGAAGTTGCTCAATCAAATATTCGTGGGGATTCTGGGCAAATTTTCTTCTCTCTTCAGTGTCAAGAAACACATAGTCTACATAAAGAGAAGCAGCAACAAGTGATTGTTGATAAGCCGTGGTGGTTGATTGTGTGCCAGTTGAAGCAGCTAGCGATTTAACTGCCCACAAGACCTCTCCCAAAGGTCGCAAGTCGCAATTGATTTTTACCTCGTGGTACTGTACGCCACGTTTACCCTCCTTTTCAGGATATTTATCGGCTTTTCAGTGTGCAAAATCAAGAAAAACACTGACTAAAATGTATGCCGGGGGCTAGAATTTACCTTAGATCTTTTACCACGGAATTGACTAGATTCCTAAGACCCACCTCCGTCAATTCGTTGAACGTTCTCCGTTCCCATGGTCATAACGGGATTAGGAGCTTCGCTGCGGATTGCCGATTTTAAAAGAACATTTTCATGTTCTCTTGTATCCAGGGCGTTTTTACCATACCTGCATTCTACTTGCAGCCACTTTATCATTTCTAATAAAGCTTGGTAGCCCATAAACTCCTGATTTATTAAATTGAATTTTATTACTCTTTCTACTACTTTGTCAAAATACTTTTGTTCCAATTTGTCTGATTTTGACATATTGTCATGTTTTATCAATGGCTGTACATTGGTCCAATGATAACAAAGTCCCAGATGAACTTCGTTATTTGAATCAAATGCAGCACATGGAATAACATGGTCTATATGCCAACTTGCCCTATTTTCCCAAGTCATATCTTCATCAAATTGAAATTCAAGCCATTTGATAAGAAAGTCTATCGTGCATCCCAGGTAATCAATAGAATGTTGTTTTTTTGGGCCCTGTCCACCTTGCTGCTTAATATGCGTAGCAATGCGGCTAGATATACTACCCCTCAAATCAACTCTCCCTTTTACGTCAGGACGTAAGCGATACGCTTTTTTTCTTTCTTTGATTTTGATAATATTTTCGGGTTTTTTCTGAAACAGTTGAGTATCCAAGCAAGTGCATATCAAACATTTGTAACCATATCCGGTTATTGTTCCTATATCTTTTCTAAACTCGGTAATGTTCTTAATGATTTTACATTGAACGCATTGTTTTTGAGACGGTGCATCAGTGCGTTCTATTTCACCGCTGACTATTTTTAGACGGCGGATTTGCACTTTTTCGCAATTACATTTTTTGCATTTGTCTGCAATTCCAAGAATTTTACCGATGTCTTTGGGAAAATCAGCGACAAGTTTGATTTCTTTGCATTTACAACATTGTTTCTCTGTAATAGTTGGTTCAGTTGGAATCTCATTATTTTTTCGTTTTTCAATAATACGAAGACGACATTCTATTGTAGCTTTACATTGGCACTTTTTACAAGTACCACTTATACCACTTTTTGCAATTCTACTGAATTCGTTTCCATCATTAGATTTTATTTGACAAACTGAACATTTTATTTCATTGGACATTGGGGGTATAATAATGACAAGAATAGTATAGTTTATATTGTAATTCAATTTTGTAATACAAGAGCCTATTTTTATGGCTTTACGGGTTTCCCGCAATTTGGACGTGTCGCCACCCCCATCTGCTACCAAGACAAGCTTAGTAACAGGGGGTGACTAGCACCTGGGTATGAAAAGCTGGTTCAAACTTTTCCTGAGACCACAACATGTTTTTCTTGGAACGGAGCTCAGACGTTACAAGATGAGTACTTTTCTGCTCTACAGATGTTAAAGCGATAAGTGGGAGCGATAACCTCCTGAAATTCAGAGAATTTCAGTAACCAAACTCGGCTGATCATTTCCTATCAGCGTCATTGTTCCTTGCCTTGCTTAAGGGCAAGCACTGTCTCCAGTGGGAGTAGACTATATTTTAAACCATCATCAAGGATGATTAATCCTTTCAAGTCCATCAGCATCTAGTCGTTGAACGATTCTCATGCCCTTATCATAACGGGTTTAGAGAACGCGCTGCGGATTGTCTTTATTTCATGTATTTTTACTGTACCGATTGCAATTAACAACCGCCATTATATATTTTCATACATAACTTAGTAACATGAACCTAACAAGATTTTCCCGCAATTTGGAGATGTTGCCTCATTCTAAATAGATAACTTTTCATCTTTTAATGTATGAATGAAACTGCACAAAACAAAATGATTTATTTTGTGCAGTTTCATTGATAAAAAAATAAAAACTATTTGAAACAAGACTAGCCATTCTTTTGGAATGACTTGGGCTATCGCGATAACCCGGGGATTTACAGAACCAGAACATAAGGGGGATATACAGAGTAGTTTCGGGTAAAGCTGATCTTGGGGCACATACCTGGGCTGGACCACCAGAAGAAGCACAAGGTCCAGAAATGTTTGCAAAGTTGGGGTCAGTGATATAAGTAAGTTGAGTAGTATGACCAATCATCTTAAAATATCCCTTTTGTTGTTCAGCAGACATGGTAAGTTGGTTCCAGATGTGCATCCAGTCACCATATTGACGATCAATTCTTTGACCACCAATCTCAACTTCTACTTGGGCAATAAGTTGTTCTCCAACATAATCCAACCAACGAGCATAAACACCATCATCGCCAGTCTTGGCCATAGATTGGTTAATCTCGGGTAGAGTTACTTGGAGATAAGTGCGATAACACAAATCACCATTTCGGGAAATTGTGCAAGTCACACGACGGCCGAAATCGGCCTGACCATTGAATGTCTGTTCAATAGATTCCATAGCAAAGTTGGTGTATCTTCTGTAAGAAACCTTCCAGAATGTTATTTCCGGACTACCGGTGAGATACACGTCTTGACTACCATACGCTACAAGTTGCAACACTTTTTAAAAAAAGAATCCCAACTGGATTCCCTTTTTTTTACTTATGCCAAGAAAAGCGTTTATCTATTTATTTTCTCAACTCTCAACATTCATTCAAATCAAACAAATATAAACAAACATTTTTTCTTGGCAATATCCCAACGTTGTTGAATAAAATACATTGTCTCTTTTGTGGGCCAACAATGATGTAATATTTTACTCCCCGAATTGGGACACCATTACTGGTGAGAATAGACTATATCTTAAGCCTCCCTCAACTGTCCCCCTTCTTTTTTAACAAAAAAGAAGAAAGGAGGAAGAAGAAGGAAGCCCACTTCCATTTAGTCGTTGAACCTTTTTCTCATCTGAATAAAATGTAAAACTTTGATTCATTCTTGTACTCTGACCATTTTTAAATCGTTGAAGCAGAATATTCAAGCCGCAAACTATCCAATTGAGAAACTTGGCTGCGGATTGTCCTTGTCATTTTGAATCTTATTACCATTGTGTACGGCAATTAACCGTGTTCCTTTTCAAAGTCACCAAAGAAAAGTGGTAATTCAAAACATGTATTGGATATTCCCGCAATTTGAAAGTGTTGCCCGTTACATACGGACTAGCCATGTCCTTTTCCGACATGACTAGGACTGTTGCAAAAACAATCCTCCAGCCATTTTCTTTTATAAACATACAAAAGAAAATAATTTGTAGGAATAACGAAAAAATATAAATATAAATATACAATAAATAAAATATATTTTTTTTACCTAAATTATAAAATATAGAGTTTACATTCAAATATTATATTACATTTTATATCACAAAAAATTGATTTGGTTCACAAGAATCATTCTAGTTCATTATTCAACATCTTCATTCATAATCACTCGTAATCACTCATAATTTAATATAATTATAACTGCAATGGAAATTAGTAACGATATCAATAGAAAATGCAAAGTTTGTGGAAAGTCTGCATCATACAACTATGCTGATCAAACCAAACGATTGTGGTGTGCTGTACATAAATTGGAAAATATGGTCAATTTATGCAAGCAAAACTGTCAGGAATGTTCAACTGAGGCTTGCTACAACTTTCCTGAATTGAAAAAAAGGTTATTCTGTAATACTCATAAGAAAGAAGGCATGGTTAATGTCAAAGCGCAAAAATGTATAGATTGTCCTGTCAGACCATCATTTAATTTTCCTGACAAAATCACGCCAGTATACTGTACAAAACATAAAAAAGATGGAATGGTTGATATCGTTTCAAAATAAATAAAATAATAAATAACGCAAAATTCAAAACAATGAAAAATAAAATTTGAATAAATAAATAATAAAAATTGATTTGGTTTATTGTTGTTCATTATTTTATTTCATCACCACGATCCAAAACCATGCTTAAATACAGAGAATGTAAAGAATGTGGAAAAGGAGCAACCTATAACTATCCTAATCAAACTGAGCGATTGTATTGTTCGGCGCATCAATTGCCCGGGATGATATCTTTATCTGCCAAGTATTGTATAGAAAATTGTGGAATTCGTGCCAGTTTTAATAGTCCTGGAGAAAATACCCGACTATACTGCAATATCCATAAAAAAGAAGGAATGGTCAAAATGGGCGCCCAAGAATGTCTGGATTGTACCAAGCGACCGTCGTACAATCTTCCTACTGAAAAAAAACCTTTGTACTGTGCTACGCACAAAAAGGAGGGAATGATAGATGTGGCTTCATGCAAACGATGTAATATAAAGGATTGTTTTGAGCCAGCAAAATATAATTTACCGGGCCAACCTTCAATTCTTTGTAAAGAACACAAAACTCCTGAAATGGTTAATAGAAGAGAATTAATGTGCCAAGAACCAGGTTGTGAATTACATGCAAATTACAATATAGTAGGTGATAAAACCCCACTCTATTGCGAGAATCATTGTAAAGATGGAATGGTAAATATCAAAAGTAAAAAATGTATCACTCCATTATGCGGTACAGTCGTTCATAATCCAAAATATTTGGGGCATTGTTTATTTTGTTATGTGAATATGTTCCCTGACCAACCAGTTGCGCGTGGTTATAGATTGAAAGAAAAAGATGTGGTTAATCATATCAAAGAAAAATTCCCTGATTTTACATGGATTACTGACCGCAAAATATCTGGTGGATGTTCAAATCGTCGTCCAGACTTATTTTTAGATTTGGGTTATCAAATAATAATTGTAGAAATAGATGAAAATCAACATACAGATTATGATTGTTCTTGTGAGAATCGTCGTATTATGGAATTATCACAAGATGTTGGTCACCGACCAATAATATTTATTCGGTTCAATCCAGATGAATATATTGAAAGAGACGGTAAAAAAGTATTATCACCGTGGGCAATTAATGGTTATGGAGTAAGTAATGTTAAAAAGTCTCATCAAACATTTTGGAAAGCGCGATTAGCTGCATTATCTGCACAAATTGTATATTGGTCATTGCCTGAGAATAGAATAGAAAAAATGGTAGAAGTTGTTCAATTATATTTTGATGGGTTATAAAAGGGTTTGGTTGCATTCTTTCTAAAAACAAATTCTGATTCATGTATCATATCAGTTAATATCGCAACATTACATAATGGCATCTTATTATCAATCATACTTTCAGTAAATGATATGATATTTACTTTTTTCCATTCAAGAGTACACATGTCTACATCTAGTCCATCCAATCTTGTAAAGAGTTTTCTCATATCACTCCAAAAATATTCAGGTTCTGTTAATTCAGTAATAGATTTCTCAAAATCCATCAAAACAATTTTACAACCAAATGTCGGCACATCATATGCATCTTTTCCAAGTTTATATTTTATCAATTCTCTTTTTGTTGGTTTCAATAGTAAATTACCTGGATGCAAATCGCCGTGAATAAATCCTATTCTTTCAAAAGCACAAGCAAGAGATAATACAGTTTGTATTATTAATGCATTCAGTACATGTATATTTCCTGGTTTCCATTTATACTTTTCTACCGATCCATTGCAAATAAATGGCATCACTAGAACATCTTTTTTATTTTCCTTTATTGGCTTGGCAATACATATTTTTGGTTCCATTGGAATCGGTGTAGAATTCGGTTCAATATGTTCTACTTTCTTGCTAGTATCATCATAACATGTAAATAAACAATAATATTTTATAAATCCTGGTGTATTTGATTCAGCTAATTGTTGTCCAATACAAAATTCTTTTCTTGTAATATAATCTGATGGTCAAATCTTTACAACTATGTGTTTTTCGGCGAATGTCGCATCTTTTGCTACCGCTCTTAAAATTGCAACGTTTGCAGATTTTGTATTACGAATAAGCATTTTCATTTCAAGAGAATCGGGATTTTTTTCATAAGATGCACAATCCACATAGTATTTGTCACCACCTCCTCTATTTGTATACCGCTTTTTACGCAAGTTTTCCATGATTCAGATTACATAGATAAGATATTACACCTTTTCTCATTTAAAACGCCGATTTTCCACAAGTGAGTGATTTATAAATAATTCTTACTACGCAATTGTCTTGTCTTATTTCGTTGAATATATACCTTTTCTCTATTATAAGCGCCCTTAAAAATATTTTCATATTTTTCTTTGGGTATTTGTGTAATAACTTTACTGATATTCTCCTTCAAATCTTCGTATTTCAATCCGTCTAATTTTTGTAAGCGGGATTTCAATATACTAAAGTAATTTTCTATACTATTAGTAAAATGCTGATATATTGGTAGTCCAGAAGACGAAAATAATCCAATGTTTCATAGGGGCGGTTATTTAACCAGAGATAAAAATAGTTGTATCAATATGATAAGCATAGCGAAACATTTGATATACAAAAGAACAAGACCTCGTGAATTTCAACGAGGCGAATGAAAAATTACTATCACCGCCGTAAAAAGCGGGAAAAGGTAGTATATAAGTTGTTTTTACAGGTTCATACCTAAATATTTTTAATGATTTTTGAGCGCTAATCGGCGTTTTAAATGAGAAAAGGTGTAAAAATATTTCTGTATTGCGATTCAACTAAAACGGTGCTGTTGTAATCAAGGTTCCAGCCCTTACAACCACAGGACCATGTCCCAACGCAGTTTTAGCAGCAGGTTTCAATGGTAATACCAAAACACATGCCAGATTTTTTACAGCAGTTCCAGTACTTGCCATATTGAATATAGGTTGAGAATAAGGCTGTACGGTGCAATTTATTACTTGCATTTTTTTATGTGACAAATAATTGGATGGTATAGTTGCTTGTTGTGTAACCAATATATTATTTTTATTTTTTTGTTGTAATAAATTGTTTAATTTTACCAAATTAATATAATCACTACAAAAACCTGATGACATGATGGATATATATATATCATATCCGACGAAATTATAAATATTCAATTTCTTCCTCTCCTGCAATTTTCTCAGTCTCGGCAACTTTGAATTTTGTCCATAAATTTTGAAACAACATTTTCACAATTTCTTTAAATGCTGGTTCAAAAATGTTTGCACGTTGATTTATGTATGGATCATCAACAATGAGTTTTTTTGCATATTGGATAGGTATTGAATAAGGTTGCCTGAACGTTATCAAATTTTTAATACTATTTTCAACCAAGGTTCTACTGTGCGCGGAAACATTGACTTCTTCTTCACTACCGGCTTCAATATATTTATAAAGTATTTCCGATGCTCTCTCATACATTAGAATATTTGCATATTTTGTACTATCTATCAAAAATGCAAGTGTTTCCTCTGATTGGAATTTTAACACATCTTCAATAAAATGTACATTTTCCAGAACATGTTGCGAATCAGCAACATCTTTGAACAATTTTCCGCGTTCAGTGTCCATTATCACATCAATCATACACATTACATCATCATCAGTTGCGGTTTTTATGTGATACAATAATTCACCTTGACCATCCTCAATTAATGATGACATTGCATTTGAATCAATTACTACAGTATTTGTCGTTGTATCACGTATTATTTTAGATAAACGCCCAATATATTGTAAACAAATATCAGAAAACCAATATTTAGCACAACGGTTTATTAATAAACGTAAACAAAAAAATGTACATGCCGAAGAAAGAAATAATGTCCGCAAAACGTACATTGTATTAGGTTCAATACCAAGACTACTCAATATGAGACAAATCATTATAAACGAATAAAAAACAATAAATGATTCTTTTATAATCATACCATCTTGAAATGCTTCCATACCATTACGTACTTCAGAAACGCAATATATTGTTTGAAAAAAATGCAAAAATGCGAGAAGATATAGCAATATTACGGTAGAATTATTTTGTGGGCAAACATAGTAATCCAATTTTGGACGATATTTATCCACCACTATACGTATTAGAGTATGTTTATCTGTGACTGCACATATCATCAAAATTGTTAGTGTGATTAAATAGAATCGCGACGTTAACCGAACTACACGCAAATGAGTAAAAGGTCGTGGTCGCAATCCTTTTGCAGTGTAATAAAGAAATTTTGAAAGACGATATGCTTTCATATTTACGAGAATAATTAAAAAACTAACAGGAAGATAAATTCCCCATAAATAACCATTACATTGAATTTGAATATTATCCGATTGCCAAAGGAGGGCAGACGACCAACATACACACATGCTACATGCACATATGACTATAATATGGAAATAGTGCAGCATTTTTATTTCCAAGTCTTTTCGGTGAATATAAACAGTTATTATCATCACCAATAAAAGAAGAGAACAAGCCCCAGCGATGATAATTGCAGACTGTTTGTAGGAAGTTGATGTTAATGACCAGGTGTAAATACGATCTTCCCAATTTGGCATTGGATATACGAAATCTGATGTAGCAATAATTACAGGTCCGACTATTTCCGCAGAAGAAGAATGAGGCAAAGCTTGTAAAAGAATGCTAGGAGATATTGTATTGATTCTATTGACATCAAATTGAACCAACCCTACTGGAGTCAATGTCCCTAATCCTTGTAATTTATGAAAAACATCCATTGGACTAATTGAACCAATTAATAGTCCATCTTTGCCACCATTTTGCGAATCCATACCAACCAAATACATTGCTTTTTCCATGATATCAAATGCCGCCCAACAAAATGCTGTAGGATAGCTAGGATAATATCCACGTAAATTATTATACCAATTAAAGAAAATTGACGTACTTGACGGATAAGCCAATGTAAGTCCCAGTTCCATTTGATTGAACCCATTATAATTAGACGGTGTTGATGGGCGGAACATGGATGAATATAAACTACCGTCTTCAGTATATTGAAAACCTTTGATTTTTTCACTTACATAATTACCACCAGTAACAAAATCAAATAATCTCAAGTCGGGAACATTTGGAGAATCCAGACAATCAAGTAAATTGAATGATTTTGGCATATAATTTGCATTTTTAAAATGTTGCAATGGAAGAAATTCAATGATATCATTTGTTAATGCACATGCCCCCCAATCGCACCATAAGACAGCATCTGGATTTTTTTGTTTGATTATATCAACAATTTCTATAACACGATTCGTAGATTCATTATAACCAATTGTGTACATACCAAGTACTTGAATTCCGCGTAGAGCCATCACATTCGCCGTACCAAAACATGTATTTGGATTATATAAATCATATCGTTCATTTGCAACGGCAATAATTGTTTGTACCCCTGCGCGAATATACGTATCAACCATCTGTCGCAATGTGCGATATGTAGGACCTTCCATCAAAAATGATGTATTTTGTTCAGGTGGCATGATATAATCTTGCGTGTGTAGATCTGGATTAAATCCAGTCAAAATAATTGGAATTTGATGATGACCAGCAAATCGCGCACTCCCAGAACCTGGCGCACAATCATCACCTTCTGCTATTATAGCCGTTATTTCCGGTAGTGACATATCAGAGTAACGTTTTGTCAATAATTCGTCAATCAATTTACAATCCGATTTAATATCAAAATATTCAAGGGTCAAATTAAACGGCCATAATTTCATTGGACTATATTCTTCCACTTTGGTAATTACATGTTGTTGCCAATAAGGGGCGATGAACCTCAAGTCTGTATAGTTTGCGTAATTACCTTCCAAACTGTACAATATCAAAACATGTAAATTCTGTAAACATGTCACGCTATGCAAGGTATGTAATAAAATATATGCATATGCAAAAATGTTCATATATATCGTTTGTATATATACTACAAATACAAAATACAAATGGCATACAAATACAAATTAATTACAAATACAAAGCCAATATAAATAAATAAATAAATACTAATACAATGCTAAAATCATCACCGAAATTCAATCAAATAAAAATAAAAATGAAAATGAAAATGAAAATGAAAATGAAAATGAAAATGAAAATGAAAATGAAAATGAAAATGAAGATGAAAATGAAGATGAAAATGAAAATAAAAATGAAAAAAAAAATAAAAAAAAAATTGAATATAAATTATTTATATTCAATAGGATGGTTACAAATCAAATATCAAATAAGAAGAGTTTCAAGTTTATTGTACGTACATCACAACGCACTATGGATATTCGCAAATTTTTCAGCAAACCATTGGACGAGGTTACACCAGCAAAACCCAGCAATGAAACCAATGAAAGCACCGAACAAGTCGTCACTGACCCCGTTGTTGTGGAATCTGATGAGTTTCTTATTTACGCCACGTCAGTATTAGATGAACATAAAAGCATAAATATGAAATCTAATTGTTGCTTATATGAAGAATTTGATGCCAGGATCAATGAAATACCATGTACTGTAAGTTATCAAATAAAAAGCTGTCATTCTCAAATGTTGATTACGATTGAATCCGTCATATCTACAAGAATAGATGGATATAATTCAGATGATGATGAATCTCAGATTGAATCTGAAACAATGACATTGTATGAAAATGTACATCCACTAATGGGATTTGACGAAACACCACAGAAACTAGCCGCAGTCTACAGAAGCATTCATCAATTATTAGATGGTCTCGTATTTTGTAAAAAAAGTGGTCAATTATTGAAGAGTGAAACAATGAAAAAAATAGAAGCACGAGGGAGAGCATTTTCAAAATTTATACGAGAAGACCTAGATAATTGTGCAGTTTGTCAAGAACCTACTAGCACTGAAACTTATTGTGAACATAAATTATGTATTCAATGTTGGTCTAGTCTAGTCAAACTTCAATGTCCCCTATGCCGCGAGAGATTATAAATAGCAAGCAAGCAAATCCGTTTCCATTCCGCCCATCAATTTCACTGGTTTGTTTCTGTAATTAAGTTGATTTTTTGCTTAATGGGACGGGACGAAAAACTGAATGAGGGCGTAAAACAAATCCACATCAATTTTTCTACGTCATCCCATCCATGAAACCCCATCAGCTCAGGTTCTGAAGCTCTTGAAATCTTTCATCACTGTTTTTTGATGTCATGTTTATGGAATTCAGATACGTCGTATTGAATGTAGCGATGAAATGTTTAGATAAGTTTCTCTTATGATGTTATTGTTATTATTTGGAACTTTCCAATAATAGAAAAGTGCATAGAAAAACAGCTCAAACGTTATATAATGATTTATTGGTTTATGGTTCATTCACATTATGGAATAATTGACCATTTTGAAAATAACTTCAGAAACAGCAAAAAAAATAGTCAACAATTACACGAGGACTTTAATTTGTATTTATACCACATAAATTCATTTCAGTTTGTGCCTTCCATATTTTGCTGTTGGAAAAACAAGTATAGTCCGCTTGTTTGTCAACAAAAATTGGCGGCATTGATTGATGATGGAATTCTCAACGACATTTCTCTCCATACGATTTTACATTGTATTCAATACGTATTGGAAGATAATAGCGCGACCGTTGATGAATGGAAAATTATTGAAGGAATGCTAAAATATTCTTGCACACGAAACACAATACAGCTCTACACAGAGTATACGCTTCGCGACATTTATCGTCGTATTAAACTTTGTCAGGACAGACACGACATGTTCACAATACAACACAATTGCTGTCAAAAAACATCTCTTCTGATTCATAATTATCTCACAACGAAATACACAAGTACGATTGCAACGCCACTGTCATGGTCTCATCAGTTATCTGACGATGTTGGTGAGTCAAAAATTACTTTACATTGATCCAACTGCTACAAAAAACTTTCCGAACGGTTATTCTATGTGATTCACAAAATATAATGATATAAACGTTTTGCGGGTAGAGTAAATAATATAATATATAATGTTTGAATTTATTTGTGGTGGATTTACAGGTTCATTGTTTTCGTATTTTTTGACATTTCAGTGTGGTTCATTATTTGAACATTGTTATTGTTACGGCGATTCAAACCAAGTAGAATCAAAAATTGATAGAATATTGCATAAACTAGACGAAATAAAACCATTGAATAGCTATAGACTTTAACTGTTCTTCCAAACTCTGATAAACATTGATATAAATGTGTTCTTAACGTCGCGCGTATCCACTACAATATGTAGCTGTAAACGCAACGAATAATAATGTCTGTCTTTTTCAGTTCGTGTAATGTAGTCAAGTGTTTCAATATATCTTTCGGTTGACCAAAAACATTGGGTATCGTATCGGAATCTACCACCGCTACAAACATATCAAATTTTGGGGATGCTATCCATAAAAGCTGAGATCGCAATGGTAGTCTTTGTCTTTGTAATAATGGAATCATGATGAATGTTTCAAGTGTCTGATATGCTATGATCAAACTTTCAAATATATTCCATAAAACAGGATTCATTTGTCGCTCTTGATTTACCACTATTTTGATTGAATTCGTGATGTGTTTGTAAAATTGGTTCCATATTTCCGATTCAACTGTTTCTTTTCGTTGATACGCAAAAGAATTCTTTGAAACTTTGAGTTCCGTGTCAATAGCGAGATTCACCGATGGAATAACGGTGATCATGTTTTCAATTCTACGGTAAAGTACACACATAGTATCACTCATTTGTTGATTCTCATATGAACCACGACCATTGTTACAAACACGAAAACACATTTCTGAAATAATATTCCATGCTGTTTCATATTCTTGTGTGATGGGTAAATTGTGGACACAATGCCGGATAAGATTTATAGAAAACATCTTTTGAGATAATGATGTCTTACGAATAGCTTCACAAAGTGGAATCAAATAAAGATTTCCATCGTTTGTCCAATTACATGAACCTAGAACTGACACAATACAAGAATAACGACGTGGAAGAAGTGGCTGATTATCCGAAACAAAATCGTTCAAACCATTAGTTGCAATTGGTAATTGGCCATCAAAATCTCCAGTTGTAATATTTCGGATGAATATATATTGATAATACCGAATTTTTTGGAAGCAACAACAAAAAAATTGTACACAGTCGGTGAAAACCATCATAAGACAAGGATATTGTATGCAAGCCATAATGGTAATAAGTGATGCGATGATGCCAATAATATTAGTTGTGGATAACTTTCTATATTGATATTTTTAGGTTCTCTTTACGGTTGCGAAGCGCCATATATATATTATATTAAATATATTATATTACTTAATACTGTCATAACCATATTTATAAATTCAATATCGTGTAACATAACATTTTTTTACGGGTCATTGGATAATATATCTTTTTTTGACATAAATATTTTGGGTATTTTTAGTTAAAATAATATAGAAATAAAATATTGATATATTATATAACTAAAATGGGTAAATATAGTTGCGAAAAATGTGCGAAAATCTTTTCTCAAAAATCACACTACGACAAACACATTAGTCGTAAAAATCCTTGCGAAATTCAAACAGACAAAATCAAAGCGTTAATAGATAAAGCAGTAGACGAAAAATTGATTCAATTAAATATAAAATTGAAAGTAAATAACACTGAAAGTAATATTACAATAAACAGAACAGAACAAATGGATATTTTAAAAATGAGTAAAATTGACTTATTAGAGAAGTGTAAAGAATTGGGTATTACAAAGTGTAGTTCAAAAAATAAACCACAATTAATAGAACTGATTAACTCCAAAAATAAAACAAGTAATAATACTGAAGAATTTACAAATATTTTAATAAGCGAAGATGTTATTAATAATGAACCTATAACCGAAACATTAAATGTAATTGTTGAAAATGAAATTAATACTGAAATGACAACCCAAATTATAAAATTACCTAACACAAGGTTTCAAGGATCTAAAAAAAAAATAATTAATATAATTTATGATTTAATGATAACACATTTTAAACCAAGACATATATTAGATTTATTTGGAGGTTCATCAATTTGTTCTCTATATTTTCATATAAATAATATAGAAGTTACATATAACGATATTTTAAGATTTAATAGTATAAATGCGAATGGTCTATTGGACATTGATATAAATAATATACCAAGTGAAGAAGAAATTAAAAACATATTTGTAAAAAATAGTAATAGTTGTTATACTCCATTTATATATGATACATTTAAAGATATATATTATACGGATGATGAAAATAGACAATTAGACACTTTCAGAGAAAATATTAAACATTATAATAATGTAATTAAACAAAATATAATTTATTACCTATTATTTCAGTCTCTAATTTCAAAAAGACCATATAATTTGTTTCATCGTAAAAATTTATCTATTAGGACTGCGGACGTTGAACGAAAATTTGGGAATAAAACCACTTGGGAAAAACCATTTATTGTTCATATGCTAACGTTTAGAAAAGAACTTATAAAATTATACGAACAAAAAAAAATGATTGATATAGGAAATACCCACATTATAAATATGCCATATAATAAAATAACCGAAGAGATAATATCTCAAATAGATACCATATACATAGATCCGCCTTATTTTAAAAAAGATTGCAAAGATTCTCAATATTTTGATAATTATCATTTTTTGGAAGGTTTTATTAGTGAATCATGGGATACAAGTATTGATTATTCAACAAAACATTTAAAATTAAAGACATCAACCGATTATATTATAGAAAATGCAAATAAAATGTTTGATAACATAATAGATAAATATGGTAATAAAAATTTAGTTATATCATACAATACAAAAGCGTTCCCATCAATATCAGAGATTGAAACAAAACTTAAAAAAAAATATAGTAATGTAATTACAAAATATATTGATTACAATTATGCTTTATCTAAATCAAAATCACAGGAAGTAGTGATATTAGCACTTGTAACTTAACCAAAATGTGTTAAACTCATCCTCGTTATTAAAATAAGGTTTATTACCTAATAAATCACTTAACAATTTAATACTTCCAATATTACACGTATTTCCAGAACCAGCTCTATTTCTTGCAATTTCCCATTTATCTTTTACAATTATATGTTTGACGGGTATTTTAATACCCGTTCTTGAATAAATTACGCATATACAAAAGTGTTTTATGAAATTGTTATATGGTTTTACTATACTACATAAAGAATCTCTATTTTTAAAATAACCTTTATATGTTCCTAAGGTAAAGCCATTTATTTCTGTTTCTGTTTTCAAATATGAACTTTTAATATCAACCGCATAAAATTTTTCTTCTTGTATTTTACTAATTATTACAAAATCAGGATATTTATTTTGAATTTCATTTTCAATATATTTATACCCTTTAGTATCCAATAAACCCTTTAATTTGTCTATAATAATAATTTCGTATATTTTACTAATAATTTTTGAATCATTTCCTAATTTATAATTAATTCCATTATTATTAATACTAAATTCATCATCTATACTTGTATCACTAATTTCAGTTAGAATGTCACCAATTTCTTGTATTTCTAACAAATGACTTGCTTTTTTGTCATAATTTATAGTTTGTCCTTCTAAACATATTTTGCCACCTATTATTTGTTGTTTATCAATATCTATAGTGGGTTCTATTCCGTTCATTCTTGATAGCTTACATTATCTTTATTATTTCATTTATTCAAATCAATTTTATAGGTTTTGATATTATCGCAAAGGGAGATTGCATCTCCCCTTAAACCCCTACAAAAACACAGTTTTGACTGCCACTAATAATGTGAACCAAACATGTTCATATTATTGCAAAGGGAGATTGCATCTCCCATTAAACCCCTACACAAACACAGTTTTGACTGCCACTAATAATGTGAACCAAACATGTTCATATTATTGCAAAGGGAGATTGCATCTCCCCTTAAACCCC